TCCGCCCCCAAAACCAACGAACCCACCTGCCCCCGCAGTTAAAGCTGGTCCAAGAGCTGCAGCTCCTGCAGCAAGTCCGGCAAGAGCTAACACCAAACCAGCCATTACTCCAATTGCAAGTGGTCCTGCATTTGCTAATTGTATAGCACTAGTTGTTAAGAGTAAAAATCCTGCTGAAATTAAAACAACTGCAGCACCCATTGCTAACATAGCTGTTGCTGTAGCGTTTAATCTCGCTGGAGATTGCTTGATTGAATTTAGCATAACTGTCATACCAGCACCTAGTGCTCCAAGTGCAACCACAAGCCCTGCCATAACGCCTATAGCTAATGGACCGGCATTTGCCAATTGGATAGCTGAATATGCTAATAATGCAAATCCAGCACTGATCATTAATATTCCTGCACCCATCATCATGAAAGATTTTGCCGATGCCAACATATTTTTAGCACTCTTTGCAGATGAACTACCTACTTTTTCTTGACCTTTTGATACTTCATCTAGTTTTTCAGGCAACTTCGTTATTTTTTCAGTAAATCCTAATTTATCACCGAATTTTTGAAGTGCAACAACCGCACTATTGACTGCTTTGAATCCTTTATATGCAGCAAAAAAACCTAATACAATAAAAGTTGCTGTCGAAATTGTACCTGAATTCTTATCTATTACGTTACCAACAAACGCCAAAACGTTTCCAAATGAATTGAGAATTTCACTTACAGTTTGAACAACTGCTTTATTTGTTATAAAGGCATACGTCATACCACCAACAACTTTTGCAACACTACCAAATGCTCCTGCAGCTTTAATGGCAAATCCCTTGAATGCATCCCAATATGGTTTAACATCTTCTACCATTTTTGTGATTTTTTGAGCTACTTTATCCGCATCAATTTGATCAAGCTTATCAATGATGCCAGACACAGCATTAATTCCTATTTTTGAAACTGCATCAAATGCTGGAGCAAGTTTAACACCCATAGTTTCTTGTAGACCATCCATTGCTTGATCAATAGTTTTATATTCTGTTGCTAATTTTGTAAAGGCCTCATTGGTACCAACCTTTGTAATTGCGTCAAAGAAAGCATCTGTTTTGATTTTTCCATCTTGCACACTACTTACTAATTTTGATGTGCTCATTCCCATTTGCTTTGCTACGGCCGCAATACCTGCAGGTGTTTGCTCCAACATCAATTTAAAATCTTGCCACTCGACTTTTGGCTTACTTGCCATTTGAGTAGCTTGTTGGCTTAATGTTTTCATTGCCTGTGTTGGATTTTCGGCTGCCGATGCAAGACCCCCAAAACCTTTTACTAGTTGCGTACAGTTTTTTGTTCCAACTGCAGCTAACTGACTATAGGTTGTTGCCATGTCACTTGCACTGTAGATTGTTTGTGTTGCGAATTTTTGAAGTTCATCTTTTGTTGAAGAAATCTCATCAGCACTTTTACCTAGCATTTCCATATTTCCGTTGAATGTTTTCCATGCCGCGCTTGAGGATCCTAATTCATCAACTACGCCACTTATCCCATCACTGACAATAGAAAAAGCTTTTTGACCTACTCCAGCTAAAAAGCCAAATCCTAGACCACCTTTTAAGGTTTCACCAATAGAAGATAGTTTTCCTTTTGCTTTATCCATCGTTGAAGAAAAGCCTTTATCTGCTGCGCTTAGAATAGCTTTTACACTATAAGTTTCTGCCATTTGCTTCCCTTCTTTCTTTTATAAATTTGCTTGCATCTGAAAACTGACTTGTTTTTTCCATTGGTTTTAAAACTTCCTGAATTCTTTGCTCATAATCAAAGAATTTCTTAAAAGTTCTATAGACTGGCCTAGTTTTGTTTCTACCTGCTTTTTTCTTTGCTTTAACCCTGAAATTATTAAATGCCAAAAGGTGTATATGATATTCAGTATCTACTTCTTTTAGCCTTACAGCTTTCATATGCAAGTTATACTCTTTAATCGTTAAACGATTTACTTCATCAAGGGTTTTGAAGTTTAAGTATCTAAAACAATTTACAGCAATGTTTTCATAATCGTTATCACTGAATGTATCTTCATTGCTTATTTTTCTTGTTGTTTGGCTTCCATCTCTGCAACTTTTTTCATCAATTCGATGCAAATTCTCTTCGATACATTCGCATTCTTTAAAAAATCTAATACATCCTCAAAAAGCAAATCGATATTTGTATTAGGATCTTCAATAAAGCTTTCAATTTCTTTTTTTGTGACACGTGGTTTCATTCCATCATTCATAAAATCTAATGTTGTAATTAAATCTTCGATATCACCATCAATTAATCCCGCAACTAAATATTGAAGACCAGTTTCTTTATAAGAATCAGAAGTCCCTTCAATTTTTTGTCTTACAGTCTTATTAGCTTTTCTCATAAAGCCAATTCCTGCTTTGAATTGATATACTGTACCATTAATAGTTAATTCCATATTTTTTTCTCCTTTTTCTAATTTAAAAGACGGATATTTCCATCCGCCTTATTAACCATTTTCTTTTGTAGTATCTTTAAACACATAGCTAGCCAATTCTTTTTGATCAGCTGAAACAGTAGCATAACCATCTGAACCAGTTCCATTGATACCAAACGTCAATGAAACCTCAACGTTATCTTCTGCATTTGAAGTCTTTTCAATTTCAGTAAGATATCCTTGAAAATATTTTGCCTTATATTTTCCTTGATTAGTAGTAGTACCTGGTTCTGCTAGATTAACCTCCCAAATCTCAATCAACTCATCATTATCCAAAGCTGCATCTAATTTATCAATCAACGTATCTCCTTTAGTTAAAATTGATGTAGCTGTGATTTCAACTTCTGCTGTGCCTGGTGTACGAATATTACCATCTTTTGTTGCTGTTGAATCAGCATCCTTTGACTTCGTATTTCCATTTTCTGTTGTGAAGGCGAGAGCTGTTGCTGTTGATTTAGTAGATTCACTTGAAATACGATACAAATAGATAATCTTTTTTCCAGAAACTGCTTCTAGTCCATTAGAAGCAAATAATTGTAGATCAAAGTTTCTCATTATTTCTTTCCTCCTGTAATTTCAAATTCTAATTCCAATACGACATGCATAAGAGGTGTCTTAGTTGTCGTATCTTCCAAAATTCTTTGAGTGATATTTCTAATTTGCCATTTATAATTAGTCGTATCTTCCAAAGTTCTTGCAATATATTTAATTCTTGATGCTATATTGGAAACTGTTCCTCTTTTTTTAGGTGAATCATTCCAAATGTGGATTGTTTGATAGACACTCCCTAAAATCATTGTTTTATTTCCATAATCATCAATTTGCTGACTGTCAGCTAGATAAATAAAAGGATATAGTGTTTCTTCTGGTGGCATAAACCCATCAAATACCATATCCTTATACTCTTTTTTTAACGCTACCAATAAGTAGCTGAATAATTCTTGTTGAGGATCCATATATTACACCTCATTTCATAAGATTTTTCATATCCTTCATAAATCGTTTTTTTTGTTCATCAAAAGCTGGCTTTAAAAAAGGCTGTGCAGCCATACGACGTGTACCCCATTCCAAATAGGGAGCATACGCTGTTGTAGGCTCCACTATTCCTGCCAGCCCTGCATCTTCAATTGAAAACCTTATACTTCGTTTTGTTGTTCCTGTTGAATATCCCTTTTCAAAATTAGCCTCTTTAGCTGCTTTTAAATTTAACTCTATAGCATTTCCTTTTACTATACCTTTCACATGATCCATTCCTATATTCTTTTTAAGCTTTTTAGCTAATTTATCAACACCTTCGAGTTCTATTTTAAATCCTGATGTCTTCGACATGCTATTACACCACCTCATGGACTATAAATGACTGCTTATTTTTAAGCATTCTAAAATAATCCGTTTGATAAACTTTGTTATCAATTCTAATAGAATCGTAAAGCTTATCATAATGATTTTGAATATGAATGGTCTTGCTTCCTTGTTTGATAGAACCATAAACAACTTGCATTGTTTCAGTCCTTGTATCCATGACAGATGCCATTACACAGGTTTCATCTACTGTATCCTCTCCATAATCTCCGGTAGTAGGATCATACTCGCCTTGTGTAATTTTTTGAAAATAAATAGGAGTGTCGTATCTCATAAGAATTTGACAACTCCTTTAACTTCGTTTTTCTTATTTTTCCAAGCTTCTATATCATTTAGATACCCGTTGAAATCATTATCACTGAATGACATGATTTCTCCCTCGACTGAATGACTTGTCACACCTTCAGAACCAATCTTGTTATATCTAACAATTGAAACTTCAGTAACGATATATTCTAATTCAGTTGGTACTTCTTCAACATCCAATAACGTTTTCAAACGACTAGTAGTAAGACGAATAATCACATCTAATGTCTTATTAGGCTTCTCTTCTGGAAACCCTAATAATGCAGTTACATCATCAATGATTGCCATGGTTATTCACTTTTAGCTTTTTTAGTTGTTTTCTTAGGTATGTCTTTTTCATCTTCTACTTTGTCATTTCCTGCAACACTTTGTTTTTCGTCTTCGATATAAGTAATAAGTGGTGTTTCTAGTTTGTTTTTTGATGTTGCTAACTCAACGATACGTTCCCTAGATGGTTCAAAACCATCTCTAGGGTACATATCACCAGCATTGTAAATATGATCATCATCTGTTAAATCAGAAAATCTTTTAATAGCAACATACATTATGCAGCTTCTCCTGGAGTGATTGTTCCTTTGAATACGCCATCAACATATTCAACGAAGAATTTAACACCACACATTAATAATGTTTCAATTGTTGCATTATCTGTTTTAGAAGTATGAACCATACCTACTAGACCTGTTGTATCGCTCGTTAAACCAAATGTATCAGCAACATCGCCATTGTTTGTTGGAATATAAGCACCCGCAATATTTTCTTTAGCAGTGCCATATACAGTTCCTTTTTCTAATTCAGGCGAAACGATGACATCACCCAAACCTAAGAAATTATTTAAGTATGTGAATCCATATGCAGTTTGTAAAGTAATTTCTTTTGAACCTAAATATTCAGCAATATCATCTGTAGATACAAAATAAATAGGAGTAACTGTTTCATCTTTATAATGTTTAACTAATTCTCCCCACACTGCAGATAAGGCAGATTGTAAAGTTTTGCCTGTTGCAGTACCAGTACCTTCTTTCAATGTTGAATAGAAAGTCTTTTTGATTTGTCCTTGAATGACACCAACCATTTTTTCATCAGTTTGATTGATAGCAATATTACGTCCTGAACGTTGAATTGCTTCTGCAGTAGTTGATTTACGATATTTTTCTAATACTAGGTCAATGTCTTTGACTTTCTTTCTAGTTACTTTAGTTAAACCGATTGTTTCACCTTCTCCAACTTGAGGAGCAACTGTACCAACCTCCATTTTATAGATTTTGATTGTTGTTCCTGAAGACATTGGTGTTAATTCAGTAACCCCTAATAAATCTTGTAATTCATTGATGTTTGAACTGATTCTAGAAGTATAATCGATAGAAATCCCTGGTTCTAAATCAGTTGTAACTGTTGTATTTGTTGGTGCAGCAAATAATTGTAAATTGAATTGTTTTCTCATATACTCTTCTCCTTTTTTTATCTAAATAATTCAGGATGTTCAGCCATTGCTTTTTGACGTTCAGTTCTATTTTTGATTTTTAAAATATCTTCTTTTGTCAATTCTTTTGAGCCATCCTTTAATCGAGGTGTTTTTCCCCTTAAAGCTTCAGCTACTGCTTTTTGAACAGCATCATTGAAGTTTTTTACAAAGCTTTCTACATTTGTTTTTGTTGTTTCAGCATCTTCAGCTACTAGATTTACTAATAATTCATCATTAACAACGATTTTTGAATCGTTTAAGATCCCTCTGGCAACCTTTGTCATTGCTCCAATAGCTTTTTCTTTTTCATAACCGGCGATTTTCTTTTGGAGTT